ACTTACACTTACACTATTCCAGCACTGACAAAATGATAAAAGGTTTAACTTCACAAGGACCATATCTTGTGGTCACAGGAGGATTCCCTAACTATCCATACGTGAGCCCAGGTTCTGTTTGTGCCGGGCAACTGCGTTGGAACACCAACACTAATGAAATAGAAATAAATGATGGTGTTATTTGGCGTAGCCTAGGTGCTAATAATACTTCCATTGGATTAAGTACTGACGCACAAGAAGCACTAACCTGGGCTGTGATCAAGATGAAGGCAGAACGTGAGTTGAACCAACGCATGGAACGCCATCCTGGATTACGTGACACCTATGAAAAGTTTCAAATAATGGACGCATTATGCAGAGAAGAAGATGCAAGACAACTTAACAGCTAAACAACAAGATTATGCTGTGTTCCTTCCGGCCATCTCCGGATTTTATGCTACGTTTATAGGAAAACAACGTGATCCTGTTGCAGGGCCGTACGTAGATCCTGCACGTTTTCCTAAGGGCATAACTGATATGGAACAGCTGAATTGGCTTAACAGTCAAAAAGCACTGTTTCCTTATCGGTGGAGTCTGTATTCAGGCGGACATGCTAACCTGGATCTCAACAAGCAAGATTGGTCAGAGGATATGGTACGTAATCGAGAACCCGGCACCTTCATGCTAGGAGATTCAGGTGGGTTTCAGATTGCCAAAGGCCTGTGGGAAGGGGATTGGCGTGCTAATTCCGGATGCCCTCGAGCACAACAAAAACGTGAATCGGTACTGAAATGGCTTGACAATATTTCAGACTATGGTATGATCTTAGATATTCCGACTTGGGTCATACACGACGAAAAGGCTAGTGCAGCTTGTATGATCGGGACACTGCCAGAAGCAGTAGATGCCACCAAGTTTAACAACGAGTATTTTATTAAGCATAGACGAGGAATACAAGATGGTGGAGCACGTTTTCTAAACGTACTACAAGGTGACAACCATACTTCAGCTGAAACTTGGTATAAAACCATGAAACACTATTGCGATCCTAAAAAATACCCAGGACGCCATTTTGATGGTTGGGCCATGGGCGGACAGAATATGTGCGATGTGCATCTGGTATTGAAACGCTTGATTGCACTTAAATACGACGGATTATTACAGGAGGGACTACATGATTGGATGCACTTTTTGGGAACCAGTAAACTGGAGTGGGCGGTCTTACTTACAGTCATACAGCGAGCAGTACGCAGATACGCGAATCCCAACTTCACTATCAGCTTTGACTGTGCTAGTCCATTCTTGGCAACCGCCAACGGCCAGGTCTATTACGAAAACGTATATCCCCATGATGAAAAATGGAGTTATCGAATGGCACCAAGTGCCGACGATAAAAAATACGCAACCGATACACGTCGGTGGAGTACTGGGGTACTAGCCGACGGAATTTACTCAAATTGGCAAGATAGTCCTATTAGTGACTTGCTAACCATGCAAGATATATGTTACTATAAACCCGGAGATCTCAACAAGAACGGTAAAGAAGGTCGGACCAGTTGGGATAGTTTTAGTTACGCACTATTAATGGGACATAATGTTTGGATGCACATCACAGCAGTACAAGAAGCTAATCGCAGGTTTGATGCTGGTGAACATCCAGCTATGATGCAACAACAAGGAGGAGATTACGAATACTTCGAGGACATTGTTGAACGAGTATTTGCTGCTCCTACTAAATCTCAATCCATGGAAATTATTGAAAAATACAGCACTTATTGGATGCAAATTATAGGCACAAGAGGCTTTGCAGGCAAAAAAGCATTAAACTCAAATACTATGTTTAACAGCTTGTTTACCACCGACGAAACCGACGATGAAAAAACTTTTGAAGGAATGAGCGATGAACCGACCGGGATTTGATGAAGTAGTTCAATTCTTTCATGGCACTGAAGTAGAACATACTCCAGCACTGGGTAAACCGACCTTATTTGTGGTAGGATTGCAATCAATTAATCGTATTGGAGAACGTCTACTAGGATGCGATCATATTTACTTTGGTGCTAATATGAGTTTTCCCCGGCGTCCTACTTACCATGAATATCAGCAGTGGCATGATATGATTAAGTATTTCCTAGAGCGTGATTACTGGTGTACCCTAGATATGGATGTTGACAGTTTGGACGAATTCCATGATGGCGGTTTGTGTGAATATCGTAGATTTATTCCTATGATTAGTGTTAAAATACCCAATATTAAACTGTTCAACTATAATACTACAGTAAAGATTGATGATCGTGACTTCGAAGCAACTAACCCCGGTGTATGGTGTCATAGACTACATGACCTGATGGATCCCTATAAATTCACTGACTGGGATCAATACACCGACGATGATATTAAAGACTAAGGACTATAATGGAACAAAGAGATCAAGCATTAGCAGACACACGCCAACGTATTAGAGATCGTGCTCGTCGTATGATTTGGGTTACCTTTCGCAAGGAAGGTATACACAAATATCCGGCGGCAGCTACAGACCCGGCCTTGGCCACTGGCGACGAGTACGATGTATCATTTTTAGGAACACCACACAGACACATTTTTCACTTCACAGTCTCAATTGAAGTATTTCATTCGGATCGTGATATCGAATTCATACAATTTAAGCGTTGGCTAGAAAAATTGTATACTGGCACTCTTGAATTAAATTTTAAGAGCTGCGAGATGATCAGCGATGACTTGTATGAAGCCATTGCTGCTCGTTATCCCGGACGTGACATCGAAATCACTGTCGCAGAGGACGGAGAGAATGGTGCCACTGTTTATTATCTTAAATCTCAACCACAACTTATCTCAGTATAAGGAAAAACGAAATGTCTAAAAAAGGCATCAAGAAGTACCTGCAATTCAAACCCGAAGTTACTCGCATCTTTGACGAGTTGGATCGTTTCCGTGACTTCTGTCGCGAGTTTGGCTATGTGTTTAATGAGGCACACCTCGGCAACAACCATAGCCCCTACGCTGACTTTGTTCGTTGGCAAAACGGCAAGTTCCCACGTGACAACTGGGGCTATGCCATTAAACAGGCCAAGCGCAATGCGTAGGGCTTAGAACCTTACAAATATCTCCTTGTAGTCATAAATAATTACAAGGAGATTTGCATATGCCGGGTAGAACACATGGAAAAACGACTGAAATAGTACTACTTGAAATTAAAGAGCATCACCCCGATCTTATATATGATAAATTTACCTATGTCAATTGTAATACCAAGATTACTTTAGGATGTAAAATTCACGGGTATTTTTCAAAGTATCCCAACGACATGAAAAGAGGTAGAGGTGGATGCCCTAAATGTAATAATTCGTGGGACAAAACTGATACTGAATTTAGGCAAGAGATTATTCAACAGTTTCCCCACATATCATATAAAGGTGAATACAAGAATTCTAAAACTAATTTAGAGTTTTTCTGTTCGATTCATAATCAAACATTTATTTCTGTACCGTACTCTGTCGCACAAGGACATTTAGGTTGCTTAGATTGTAGAACTGATCGTCAACAAAAAACTAAACTTATTCGAGGTCAAGTTGGAGATCCAAAACTTAAATCAGATTATGAAAACTATCGTAGAGAAGTTTGGAAATTTTCAAATAGAACTTACCGGACTATGATGAAAGGTCAAATAAGAGATAGACACAATCATCTAGATCATATATTATCAATCGTAGAAGGTTTCGCTTATAAAGTCAAACCTGAAATAATGGGTAGTATACACAATCTTAGAATCATTTCTGGTAAACTTAATCGTATGAAAAGTTATAAAAGTGAGATTACTGTGGATCAATTATTAGGAAAATATTGTACATGAGAAGATTATTTTATATGGGGTTGGAAAAGTATCGTGCTAGATACACTTACCAACTACAAGAGTGGAATCGCTCGGTGTTTGAGCGTAGAGGGATCAATTACTACATAGTAGAGGGAGAAACTCTTAGTAATGATCAAGCCATTGTAACAGGACAAGTACTTGACGCACATGGTAGAAGTTACTTTGGCATGAGCCAGATGATGAATCTGGTCAAGTTAATGAAAGCAGGAGCAGTGACCAATGAGGATGTTATCTACTTTGAAGACCTTTTTCAACCAGGCATCGAGAGCTTACCTTACATTCTCGATCAAGTTGATGCCGCTCATCGTCCTAGGATATTTGTCCGTTGCCTTGCACAAGCCATTGACCCTGATGATTTCGTTCATGTTTGGAACATGGAAGGCTGGATGGCTTGTTATGAGCACATGGTTAATTCCTTTGTTACAGGTGTGCTGGCCACTAATGAAGAAATGGTAGCACATATGAAAATTGCAGGTTGGAGTGCTCCAATCTACAATATTTCCGGTTTGGCATTTGGTAAGAACGAAGTCAGAGGTCGTGTACTAGGACCACTCAAACCATTTGAAGATCGTGCGTTTAGAGTAGGCTTTGCTGCACGTTGGGATCAAGAAAAACAGCCCGACTTTTATATGGACTTGATTGAACACTATCACAGTTTAGCTGATAGCTTAGATTATTTGCCATGGGTAGAATTTGCTGTGTTTTCTGGTGCAAAACTGCGTAGTAATAACTCTAGTTATATGGAACGTACTAGGAAGTTACAAGCAGAAGGTAAACTGGTCATTTATGAGGACTTAGAAAAGAATGACTACTATGATCTACTTAATGATACTAGGGTTCTTTTTAATTGTGCTTTACAAGATTGGGTGTCAAACACAGTCAGTGAAGCCGATACACTTGGAGCTAATGTTCTGTATCCTGCTTACCGCAGCTTTCCTGAAACTTTTGCCAATGATCATGAACGACTTTATGTACCTTGGAGTCTAGATGATGCTGTGCAAAAGTTAATTCCCTTACTGCGTCATCCGCACAAGAACATAGGCCGGATCAGTGACTATAACGATGGCACTATTGATCGTATCTGTGACATCTTAGAAGGACGCGGCGAATCCATGCTGCGTATGACCCGAGACTACAGAAAACACTTAGCACCAGCTAAATATTAGCATATAGGAGATAGATGATGCGTACATTTATTACCGGATTCATTGCTGCTAGTTTACTTACTTTGGCTATTCCTGCCCAGGCTAATGGATATCATGGGCATCGTCATCATATGCGTCATCACCATCACCATCCACACCACATTCATCGTGGGTGGGTGGCTCCTGCTATTGTAGGAGGTGTTATAGCCGGTGCCGCTATACATCACTATGCTAACCCCGCCGTAGTATATGTAGAAACAGTACCAGTGCAACGTCCAGCACCCATTTGCACAGAATGGCGTGAGATTCGCACTGAAGATGGGCGCATAATTCAAGAGCGTACCTGTACACAGCAATAAGTAATACTATTATCAACAAGCCCTAGACAGGGCGGAGGTTCAATGTCAAAAACAATTGTTATAACAGGTGCCGCTGGTTATGTAGGCGGACACACTGCCTTACGTTTCAAACAAGCAGGATATACGGTAATTGGAGTAGATAGACAAATCACTATTCCTGCTGCTGTAGATCACCTTGATGAGTTTCTCTGTACAGACTTTGTGGACATAGTAGATTACTGTGCTCCGCTACGCGAAGCCGATGCAGTGATTCATTGTGCAGGTACCAGTCTGGTGGGGCCTAGTCTAAAAAATCCCGGCGAATACTACAATAATAACACTGCCAAAACCAATCGTATGCTGAATTGGTTAGCGGATCGAGGTTGGTCAGGCAGCATCATATTCAGTAGCAGTGCTGCTGTCTACGGTGACAGTGCTATATGCCCAATCAGTGAATCTGCTGCTTATAAGTCAACTCCGATCAATCCATATGGTTGGTCAAAGTTAATGACTGAGCGTGTGATTGCCGATCACTGTTCAGCACATGGATTCCGTGGTATTAGTCTGCGGTATTTCAATGCCGCCGGCTGTGATCCTGAAGGCGGTATGGGTTGCGTAAAGGATGGAACTCACTTAGTAACCCGAGTGGTTAATAGTACATTAAGCGGCGAAGAAATTGTTATCAATGGTAATGATTATGACACTAGAGATGGTACTTGTATACGTGACTATATTCATGTATCGGATCTAGCCGACGCTCATTTAGAAGCAGTATGTTTAGCAGCAGGGTTGCAACCTGGTGAACATCGTAGTTATAATTTAGGCACAGGACATGGACTAAGTAACAAGGAAGTTCTAGAACAAGTGGCCGCATATGCAGGAACTAGATTAAATTGGCGTTATGGCCCGAGACGTGCAGGAGACCCGGACCAATTATATGCAGACCCACGCAGGTTTATGCAAGACACTGGCTGGAAACCTAAGCATAGCAGTATTGCTGATATTGCCAGTACCACATTTAACTGGATGAAAAAAACATATTATAACGATTGACAAAACCGTCTAAATACATTACACTTACACAATATAGGACATCCTCGTCCTTTATAACTCGGAGATTAAATGAATCAATATCAACAACTAGTAGAACAAGCACCTTACCATCCTGGCTATGAAGGTGCAGTGTTTGGAAGACCCATGAGCGAAGTTATTCGTGAACGGATTCGTAACGCAGGAGCCAGATTCCACTCAAACGACAACATTGCAGAATTCATCGAAAGCGACGACGAAATTGATCGCTTAGTAGATGAGGTTGCTGGTCAATTTCAGGGTGTACTAAATAGTTTAGTAATCGACACTGTTAATGATCATAACACGCAAGACACTGCAAGGCGTGTAGCTAAGATGTTTGTACGCGAGACCTTTAGTGGACGCTATCGCAGCGTTCCCAAAGTCACAGCATTTCCCAACATGGGCTATAAAAGCCTTTATACCACAGGACCAATCAGTATAAGATCAACATGCGCTCACCATTTTCAAAATATCGTTGGACGATGCTGGGTGGGGATAGTGCCCGAAGAAGAAGTAATTGGTTTGAGCAAATTCAACAGGCTCGTACATCACATCTGCGAGAGACCCCAGATCCAGGAGGAGATGACAACTCAGATTGCATCTGCACTCCGCGACTATGCTCGGACCGAAAATATTGCCGTCGTCGTGAAAGCTGAACATCACTGTATGACCATGCGTGGAGTACGTGAGCATGAGTCGGATATGACTACAGCAATCATGTTAGGTGCGTTCCAAACTGATCCAGCATTAAAGAAAGAGTTTTACGACATTTGCTTATCAATGAAAGGACATGGATAATGGCAACTAAGAAACCTGCTGCTAAGCCAGCGGACAAAAAACCAACCAAAGCTGACTATCCTAAGGACAACGGCGCAGTCTCTAAAAAAACTGCGGAAAAGGTACAAAAAACAGCACCAAAGCCTAAGAAACCCGCTAAGGTCAAGACCGAGTTGTTTGATGTCAAGCCCGAGGAACCTGGTGTACACGTTGGCAACTACAGTGTACGCACTGTAGATCACGACGGTAAAGTCAGCCTGGATATTGACTGGGATCGGCTGCGCGAGCACATGAAGACCGTTTAAGTAGTAAGCGGCCTTGACATTCACCCCGCTATAGAAATTCTGCATGTCATCAAACTTACTCAAAACAGGGAGGCAAGAGATGACAAAGTTTGAACCACAAGTGTACAAGTACACTAGCACCAAAGAGTACCACGATGCGTTTCCATGTGCGTATCGACAGTGGCGAGCAGATAGTCACTGCAACATGATACATGGATATAGTTTTTCAATGAAGTTTTACTTTGGCACCAACGACTTAGATGTACGTAACTGGGCTGCCGATTATGGTGGCCTAAAAGAACTTAAAAAGTTATTAGAAGATAAGTTCGATCATTGTTTACTAGTTAGTTCCGATGACCCTGAACTCGAAATATATAAACTTCTTCAAGAAAAGAAAATGGCTAAACTTACTATTCTTCCTAAATTAGGATGCGAGAGTTTAGCAGACATGCTATACAAATATGTCAATGCCATTTATATCCCAGACATGTGGGGACTGGGCGAGCACAATCGCTTATGGTGTTATCGAGTAGAAGTAAGAGAAACTCAAGCCAATATGGCTTTTAGAGAAGGTCATAGAGAATGGGGAGAAGATTTATTTGAGGGTTTTGAATAGATCTTTATAAATACATAGTTAGTAGCAAAGGACGAACTATGTATTATGGATTTGTTTACGAATGGACCAATATACTTAATGGCAAAAAGTATATTGGTTCTCACACCGGTACAATAGACGATGGATATATTGGTTCAGGTAAAGTTTTTCAACGGGCTATTAAAAAGCACGGTATTACGAACTTCACAAGAACTATTATTGAGTATGTGGAAGTAGAAGATAGACAATATCTTTTAGAGCGTGAAAAGTTTTATTTAGATAAAGTAAATGCCTATTATTCCGATGACTACTATAATGTTGCTAAAGATGTTATAGGTGGAGACACTAAAGCCGGATGGACCAACGAACGCCGACAGGAGTTCAGCAACCAAATCAAGCAAGTATGGGCTAATAGGACCAAAGAAGAAAAAAAGGCATTATTAGATAATGTTCATAGTAAAACTAAAGAATGGTATCAAACTGAGGAAGGACAAAAATTAAAGGAAAAATTACGAAATAATGTTCCAAGAATGATTGAAGGAACAAAAGCTCGTGACCCAGAAGATAGAAAGCGTAGTGCTCGGTTAGGTAAAGAGCGTATGGGTTTAGATCGCAGGAAAGAAGCTGCACGAAAAGCGGCAGAGAATCGAAATCCAGAAACTGACGCCTTGGCAAGACAAAAAGCAGCCATGACAAGATCGAATTGGTCTGAAGAAAAGAAAAAAGAAGTTTTCGAGAATAGTAGTAAAGGTAGAAAAGGTAAATGCACCGGAAAAGAAAATGGAAGGGCTAGAAAAATTATTGCAGAAGGAAAAGAATTTGACACACTAAAGCAGGCTATGCTAGAATTAGGTATATCAGAATATAAATTATATTCGAAATTGAAAAACCCTAATATTAAAGAGTTTTATTATATTGATTAACTTATATAAGGATAAATCATGTTAGATCGTATGTTAGCAGGTGTTGATAGAGGATTAGCCTATAAATTAATGCTCTTACACATCATTATTATTGCTATTAGCAATTACATTGTTCAATTCAAGTTCACAGTGTTTGGTGCGCCATTGGCAGCAGCAGCGTTTACCTTTCCACTGGTGGTAGTTCTAACTGACCTTACTGTACGACTGTTGGGTAAAGAAACTGGGCGAGCTGTAATTGCCTTGGCATTTATTCCTGCTATTTTAGTTAGTATGGCTGTGGTTAAAGCTGGCGGTGCTCCTGATTCAGTTGCGTTTAGGATTGGATTGGGTTCTGGTATGGCTTACTTTGTTAGTAACCTACTTGATGTCTATGTGTTTCAATATTTCCGTGAGAAATACAGCACATGGTGGATCGCACCAGCATTGAGTTCTGTTGTGAGCACATTCCTTGATACTTATGTATTCTTCTTCACAGCATTTGCCGGAGGAGAAAATGAGTTCATGGCCGCTAACTGGCACATTGTTGCTACCAATAACTCAATCAGTAAAGTCATCGTTAGCTTATTAGTAATCTTACCAGCGTATGGGTTATTACTAAATCATCTTCAACAAAAATTAGCTCAACAAGAAACAGCCAATGGATAATCGAGTTAGAGAAACACTGCTTATTCTACAAGAGGAATGTGCCGAAGTTACCCAAGCCGTTAGCAAATGCTTTCGGTTTGGGTTAGACAACTTCAAACCAGGAAAACCTGCTACCAATGCAGAGCACCTAGAAACTGAAATCGGTGATGTACTTGCCATGATTGATATTCTAGTAGAGCAAGGTGTGGTACGCCAAGAGAACTTGTTTGCTGCCACAGCCGCCAAGAAACAAAAACTTAAACAATGGTCAAATATATATGAAAATGCGTAAACGATTATTAGAAGCCACAAGAGATCACCTTAAAAGCCATATTACTAAACATGTAACCAATGTTGAAGTAATGTTGGATAATCCTATTGCTATACCTGAACACACTGATATTATGTCAGCTATTGAAGCAGAATTAGCACACATCAGCGAGTACCATGATAAGTTAGAAGTACTAGAGCATTATTTCAAAAATGAATAACGAACTTGCTCAACAACTTATAGCACAAGCCGGGTTTAGTCGAACATACGAACCCGAGCGTACTCGTAGACTTATTGAACTAGTTGTGCTAGAATGTGCTCGTGCGGTAAATCATAGTCCAGTTATGAATTACCAGTACCCGGCGTTTACACCCGGGTCATACATTATCAATCATTTTGGAATCAAAGATGAGCAAAATCAAGATCAGTGAGTTATTCTATAGCGTACAAGGAGAAGGCCGATATATGGGGGTGCCCAGTGTGTTCCTAAGAACATTCGGTTGTAATTTTACTTGTGACGGTTTTGGAATGCCACGAGGAGAAAAATCAAATGAACGAAACCAAGTTGCAGATCGTATTACAGAGTTTAAGCAGTATAGAGATCTTCCACTTGTTAGTACCGGTTGTGATAGTTACGCTAGTTGGGATCCTAGGTTCAAGGACCTTTCACCGTTACTTACAACAGAGGCGATCGTTGAACGCATTAAAGAACTCTTACCCTACAAAAGGTGGATGAGAGAACACTTGGTCATCACAGGTGGTGAACCACTACTAGGTTGGCAAAGAGCATTTCCTGAGCTGTTGGAACATGAGTTTATGGTTGATCTTAAAGAAATCACATTTGAGACAAATGGTACTCAACGTCTTACAGAAGATTTCAAGTTCTATTTAGAACTGTGGTCTAATCGCGCAGATAGAGAAATTACCTTCTCCATTAGTGCGAAATTACCTGCCAGTGGTGAGCGTTGGGAAGATGCTATCAAACCTGACATAGTGTGCCAGTATCAACAAATAGGGTGGGCTTATCTTAAATTTGTGGTAGCTACAGAACAAGATATTCAAGATGCTTTACGTGCTACGATTGAGTTTAGAGATGCAGGTTTCACCGGAGAAGTATACCTCATGCCTGTAGGCGGCGTCGAAAGTGTATACAGCTTAAACAACAAGAACGTGGCACTGGCATGTATGAAGCATGGCTTACGATACAGTGACAGACTTCAGGTGCCGTTATTTAAGAACGAGTGGGGCACCTAATGGGTTTTTTAGATCGTTTACGAAAGGTACTGCACACCAGTGCACAAGGACTCGAACATGGTGCTTTAATTTCACAATCCAAGGTTGACGAAAAGCCAAAGCATCCTACCAAACGTAAACCTAAATCTGCGCCTAAGAAAACTGCCAAGGAACTCGCCACTGAACGTGGCGAACCTTATGTTAATATTATTTCAGTTGAATTAGATCCAGAAAACATTGGTTCAGGTGCATTTGAACTTGATTGGAATGATAAATTCATAGCTAATCTGGTTAGAGCAGGTTATCAATTTCGGGCCAACGAAACAGAAGATGTTATTGTGGATCGGTGGTTTCAGGAAGTTTGCCGAAATGTTGTACTACAGCATTTCGAACAAGAACAAGCCGATCCCGATCTACGTCGAATGAATAAACGAGATTTAGGATCCGGAAGATCCGAAATTAGTTGACAAACCATGTCGTTAACTGCTAATATAACGACATGAAAACATATCTACTTATTGATCTAGCGAACATGTACTTTCGTGCTCGCCACTCAGCCCACCGTGCAAGCAGCAGTGAAGAAAAGGTGGCCTTTGCTATTCATGTCACATTGAGTAGCGTAAACAAATGCTGGCGTGATCAACGTGGTGATCATGTCATATTCTTCAACGAGGGTCGCAGCTGGCGTAAAGATTTCTACCCACCCTACAAGCGTAATCGAGCCGAAGGTCGTGCTGCTATGACCGAGCGCGAAGCAGAAGAAGATCGACTGTTTTGGGAAGGCCTAGATGCACTCAAGGACTTCTTAGACACTCGCACCAACTGTACAGTATTGCGTCATCCCGAGCTAGAAGCAGATGATTTAATTTCAGGTTGGATACAGTCTCATCCTGACGATATGAATATTATTATCAGTTCCGACACTGATTTTCATCAACTGTTAGCTACCAATGTCAAGCAATACAATGGAGTAATGGATGAACTTCATACCTTAGAAGGCATTTTCGATCGTCGTGGTAAGTTGGTCATTGATAAAAAGACCAAAGAACCCCGGCGTATTCCTGACCCCGAGTGGATTTTATTTGAAAAATGTATGCGTGGTGATCCCACAGACAATGTGTTTAGTGCATACCCTGGTGTTAGAGTAAAGGGATCACGCAACAAGGTAGGTTTACAAGAAGCCTACGAAGACCGCAATAGTCGTGGATTTAATTGGAATAATCTAATGTTGCAACGTTGGTCCGATCACGAAGGACAAGAGCATCGTGTTCTAGACGACTATAACCGCAATCGTATCTTGATTGACCTTAAGGCGCAACCTGACAACATCAAGATAAAGATAGCAGAGACTATTGCAGAAGGTGCACAGACACGAAATCGTCCCATGATCGGAGCACAATTTCTTAAGTTTTGTGGACGATTTAATTTAGAAAAGCTAAGTGAGCAAAGTCAAAACTTTGCAGATATTTTCAGCGCAGCCTATAAGGAATCTCTATGACCATAGAAGCCAAACCTGTAGTACGTAATAAATATTGGATTGTAGAAAGAGACGGAGAAAAAATCGGTACTATACAAGCCGCCAATGATGGTGTTGTACTGGTACAAGATGATCGTCGACTTAAATATCCTAGCATTAAGGTGTTAGGCACTGCTCATAATATCCGATTTGTGCGTGGGCAGAAGAAGCAGACAGCGGCATTAGCCTCAGTCTACGATTATCCATGTCGGACTGTACCATACAACGCTATCTATGATGTAAGACATCGATTACCTTTGTATACTACCACAGCCAAAAGTAAAAGTTACTATTGTGCTGGATTTTATGCTGTTTGTATTAATGACCAATGGATTGCTGAGTTTAGTCCAAAAAAAATTATTTTGGTCAGGAATCGATATATCGGACCATATCGCACCAAACAAGAAGTCTTGGATCAAATTGCTACAATAAAATCAGCTAAATAACATACAGTGTTTCAAATCAAGGATGTATAATGAGTCGACCTAAGCCCACAGTTCTTCTAGAAGTTTTAGATAAAATTACTTACAAAAGCGATCAAGTATTAGCCAGTGAAGGAATTTGGGCTGTTTACTATGAAGGCAAACCAGTTAACTTAAAGACACAGAATATATTAGTCAGCTATCCTGGTCCTAAGTATCGCAAGGTCAGTTTTTCGAACCCTGGCCACGCAATCAGTCTAGCTAAAAAATTAAACAATCAATTTAAGACCGATAAGTTTACAGTGGTCTTGTTAAATCAAGGTTCGGTGATTTACCAACAATAGTGCGCCTAGATCAACCAACCTTTACTCGTTGGCTTATTGATAATAGCGAATTGTATGCTAAAAGCATATTCTATGGCAGTGTAAAAGACAGCATTGATCACTTTCGAAAAGTTTGGTTTTTTAATCCACTTAATGCTACTAGTATGCGTCTTACTAAGACCGGCTTTCAATTCTGTACCAAGACTGCTGAAATCCAGCATTATCGACATGACTTTGGTGGTGTTTTACTGCCAAAAACACTCCTGCAGATGGAGAAATATTTTCCTTGTCCCTACTATATAACCTATGATTGCGAACTAAGATTATTTGATCAAGCTACCAGTGTGACTCTTAGTCTATACGATAACGACTTACAGAAGTACTTAGACAACAACGATCAACTTGATAAATAATTATGCTGCATAGCAGCATAAACACAGATATAGAGGACACAATGTTTATCACACAATTCATGCTCAATATCCTTGAGCGTCTAGCCGAAATGTTTCCACAAGATGGTTATCAATCACGCTTAGAAGCATATTTGGCACGCCGCAGTATAACAGATGCGGCCACTCTTGACAACTATATCAAAGAGTTCGAATACAATTCTCACAAGGAAAAATAATGATTACCTACGTACTAGCAGTATTTCACAAAATTTATCTAGCACTAGAGGCCAGCGGCCGTGCTCGTGCTCGCAGATATCTCAGCAATCACCGTACAGGAGCATGGGAATGAATTTTCTTACAATGTTATATTCTGTATGGTGTGAAGGTTTATTGGCATCTCAACTCGCTCGCCGCGGTCGCTGGCAAAGCGCCGCACGATTAATGAATCGATAATCATGGAACCAAGTTTATTATTTACATTTGGCTTACTCGCCTTCTTATGTGGGGTCGTGGCCATCGACGAACTATTAAGTCGGGATCGAACTTTGGGTGAAGAATGGGATTTTGTTACCCCAAACAATCGTCGTAAGACTTGACTGAGACATAAATAATTTTGTAGTATATAGACACATTCACACACAAAGGAGAACAATATGTCTGACAATTTTCAACTGCCTAAGGCACCTGAAGTAAAATTTAACAAGAATGGATACGAGATCAGGTCCGAAATTCTCAAAATGGCCAAAGATTTGGTTGCAGAAGAATACCATTCAAAATTCCATGGTTGGGAACTAAGCGTAACCAAAGATGACAAAGGTAATGTTACTACCAAAATCGGTATGCCCGAGTTTCCTGGTTTAGATCAAGTGCTAGCAACTGCGGAAAAGATGTACGCATTTGTCAACGCGGCTACCCCAAAGAACCGCTAAAATCTGCTGGAAAACCAGGCACAACCCTGCTCTGAGCAGGGTTTTTTATTGTTGTTTTTCTACAACACACCAGAATAACCCGCCGTTTGACTGGGTTATTGATTCCAGCTATAATAGTGGTACAGTAACAAAACGGAGTGCAAAATGCGTGTTGTATATACTAGCCCTGCTGTAAACGCTAAGTTTTTGGTGCCCGAGGCTGCTGTTAAAACTTATCAGCGTAGAGATGCTGCTCTGCTAAAGCTCCAGGCATTAGGTGGCATTCATGCTCCCGATACACTAGAAGTACGTAAGTTGCGTAATACCATGTTAGCAGCTCGTCGCAAAATCCAGCGTGAACAATGGTTTTGCACTCGCGTGGAGCAGTAAAATGCGGGCTGCTACAATCTTCCTGCTGGCCCTGGCTATAGTAGCCGCTATCCCATTCCTCAGTGTTTGGGCCTTAAATACCTTATTTGGTCATGTTGGTTTGGAGATTCCTTATACAGTGGAAACTTGGTTAGCCAGCGTGATTATGAGTAGTTATTTCGCCACACCGTTTTTCCGCTTGTCAAAGTAATTTGACTGCGATCCTATTTTCCCATATAATAGTCCTACACTAACACAAAGGAGCCTGAAATGGCAGTAGTAAGCGAAAATCGTACCGTTACCAGTGTTGAAGCTCGTCGTGCTTTACTTCGTTGCTTCAAACGTCAACGTCCCGTATTTTTGTGGGGCCCTCCGGGCATTGGCAAGTCAGAATTAGTTGCTGGCATCGCCGATGATCTCGGGGGGCTCATGATTGATATTCGCTTGAGTCAGATGGATCCCACTGACTTGCGCGGTATCCCGTTTTATAACAAAGACAACGGCAAGATGGATTGGGCTCCCCCGATCGAACTGCCAGATGCTGAGACTGCTAGTCAGTATCCCATCGTAGTACTGTTTATGGACGAGATGAACTCAGCTCCTCCGGCCACTCAAGCTGCGGCTTATCAGCTGATTTTGAATCGTCGTGTAGGCAAGTATGTACTGCCTGACAATGTAGTTATGGTGGCAGCAGGCAATCGCGACAGCGACAAAGGTGTTACTTATCGTATGCCTAGCCCGTTGGCTAATCGCTTTGTTCACTTAGAAATGCGTGTGGACTTTGACTCTTGGCAGACTTGGGCTGTAAACAATCGCATTAACAAAGATGTGGTTGGTTACTTGAGTTTTGCTAAAGGTGACTTGTTTGACTTTGACCCGCGTTCAGCAGGTCGCAGTTTTGCTACTCCTCGTAGCTGGACATTTGTGTCAGAACTCCTCGACGAGGACAATGACGCTGGTTTGGTGGACTTGGTAGCTGGTGCTGTTGGTGAAGGTATGGCAGTGAAGTTTATGGCACATCGTAAAGTGTCTGGACAGATGCCCGACCCAGTTGAAGTGTTGGCAGGTAAGGTCACTGAGCTTAAGGTAAAAGAAGTGTCAGCTATGTACTCGCTTACTATCAGTCTGTGCTATGAGCTCAAAGATGCTTACGAAAAGGCCAATGGTAAGTTGGACAAGTGGAATGGTATGGCGGATAACTTCTTCCGTTTTATCATGGATAATTTCAATACCGAGCTAGTAGTTATGGCGGCTCGTGTTGCAATTACTACCTACGGTATTCCGTTTGTACCTGGCAAGCTCAAGCACTTTGATGAGTTTCACAAAAAATTTGGCAAGTACGTAGTTGCCGCAGTATCTAGCAGCAACTAATCCCGAAGGGGCTTCGGCCCCTAACTTGACTCCCATTTGGTTATCCCATATAATCTAAATACTAACAAAGGAGCCTATATGTCCAGACAAGACACTACTGTAGCAGAAAAGACTGCTAAGAAAACTAAGACTGACCCCCGTGTAGATGCCGCAGCGTTAGAAAAGCTGATCACTGCTCGTGTTGGTTTATTACTCAAGGCTGGGTTCTTTGGCAACTTGGCTACTCGTCTCAAGTTGAAGAATGCAGATGAGTGGTGTGCCACTGCTGCTACTGATGGACGCCATTTTTGGTACAATAGCAACTTTATCAATTCGCTTAGTCTACGCGAGTGTGAATTTTTGTTTGGACATGAAGTTCTCCATGTAGTATATGATCACCTAGCTCGTCGCGAACATCGTGATCCCATACTGTCTAATATTGCTGCTGACTATGTAGTCAACCAAGACTTGGTAGATCACAACATTGGTACTAAAATTACCAAAGTGCCCATCCTGCTCAATCCCAAGTTTCGCGGCATGAGCTTTGAAGAAGTCTATGATCTGTTATATCAGGACGCTAAAAAACTTCCACTCAGCGAACTCATGAAGCAAGTGCTCGACGAGCATCTTGACATGGACGGAGAAGGTGATGGTGAGAACGAAGATGGTGAAGGTGGTCGGCCTAAGATTGGTAAGAGTCTAGCCAAAGAACTGCGTGACGAGATCAAAGATGCTGTATTACAGGCAGCACAGGCCGCAGGCGCAGGTAATGTTCCTGCTGGTGTAAAGCGCCTAATCCAAGACATGACTGAGTCGGTAATCGACTGGCGTGAATTGTTGCTACAACAAATTCAAAGTACCATCAAGCAAGACTACACTTGGGCTCGTCCCAGCCGTCGTGCTTGGCATATGGATGCCATCTTACCTGGTCTCAAGCCCGGTGAGCAGATTGATATCTGTGTAGCCATTGATACTTCTGGTAGTATTGGTGCAGATGAGCTTAAGATCTTCTTAAGCGAGATTCAAGGTATCATGGAAAGTTATGACGAGTACAAGATTCGCGTGTGGAGTTTTGACACTGAAGTTTATAATGATCAAAGTTTTACTAGCGAGAATATGGACTCTATTACTAGCTATGAACCCAAAGGTGGCGGTGGCACTGACTTTATGGCCAATTGGGAATACATGAAAGAGAATGGCATTGAGCCCAAGAAGTTTATTGTGTTCACAGATGGTATGCCATATGGTTCATGGGGTGATGCTGACTACTGCGACACTGTATGGATTATTAAAGGCAACAAAAATGCCGAGCCGCCCTTTGGTATTTGGAGCCATTACGAATCAAACCTTAAGAAAGGAGCAAAGCAATAATGGAAATTATTGATCCCAAATCAGTCACCAAGATCAAGGCAGCAAGAGAGCTTATCTTGGACCTTCAAAAAAGGTTGTTCAAGTGTGAACAGGCCCTAGATGATCTAGCTCGTAGTGCTGAGATAGCAGACATAACCAAACAGACGCATTTGATGCAGACTTTTGTTGAGGCTGCTCAAGTGTGCCTTGAGGATCGTTTGACTATGCCTGAGGTGTCTCAAGAAGATCTAGATCGCCCTAACATTATTATTGAAGATGACCGTAAAACCGTACAGCCTGAATCCGCTTAACGTTTCAGGCATAAGAAAAGTTGCACATTGCCCACCGCATTTTTTTGCGGTGGATTTCAACTTAAGTTGCCCCGAAAAGAAGATCACCGATTGGATTTGGGAACACCTCGAAGGTAGGTTTTACTTTGGTGATATCTACACTGATATAATAGACAACGGAACCAAACGTAATATTTTACAAAAACGTGCTGCATTTGAAATTCATAGCGAATCCAGTTACTTTGCTATGTTACTCAACGACATAAATAAATTCTAGTCTGACGCTGATAGCTTAAATACCTAAGCTATTAGGAGAATTTAATGTCCGAAGAACAATCAACAAGACCAACGCTCAATATACAGGACATAGCTAATGTAGTTGAGTTGTTACGTTTGGTAACTGAGAGAGGTGCATGGCGTGCCAATGAGTTATCCACGGTTGGTCAAATCTATGATCGATTAACACAGTTTTTAGAAAGTGCCGGAGTCAAATTTGGCTCGACTGAGGAAACTGAAACTCAATAAAGGAACTGCTATGCTTAAACATATTGGCAAACACAACGATAAAAAAATAGTACTGCTATGGAGAGAAGTGCCCGGTGAAGATCACATGTGCTTAGTATCTTACAGCGACCTACTACCTAGAATTTACCACGACGCTGTGATGAGTGTACTAGAAAGTGCAGCTGGGCAGCAGTCTGCTAACCTTAGTGATGCACTACACAGAAACTTCATGCCCGACGGAAAAAACTGCTTAGAGGCTTTGCACGTTAATGGCTTAATTAAAAAGGTACCCACTAACCAAGTTATGGTCACACCAAACAACACCAGTAGCGTGAGACTAGACGAGCTTAACACTATCTTAAATGAAATGGCCAAAGGCGAAGAAGCTACTAAACGATTAGCAGAGTTAGATACACAAAAAGGTATCACAGGCAAGAATCGAGGACGCACCACAGCAGCCGATGTTGGAGACCGAGTGGCCCCAACTGTCAGCGTAGGTGATGCGATTCTCAGTGATGCAGATCTTGCACAACAAAGAGTTCGTCAAGCCGAAAGTATGAAAGCCGATGCAGAGCGTTTAATGCGTGAAGCTGACCGACTGCTTCAAGAAGCAGCAGATTTGAATCCCAAGCCAAATGCCAAGAAAACCACAAAAAAGCCGGCAACCAAAACTCAAAAAAGTTAATGTTAGTGCCCGGGCACAGTGGAAACAGATTCTTAAGGATGTGGACAAGGACGATATCCCCATTGACTTTTTACTGAGAATTAGTGTAAACTTAATCGATGGGACTAAAATTGATATTAATGTAAAAGATCTAATAGAGGAGGGACATGATCCCTCCGAGTTAGAAGAAGTCTTAGATAATAAATTCCGTTCATTGGATCCTTATATTCTAGACATTGACTTTTATGTTAATTTAGATGATGTAGTTCGTACCGTTCAACCTATAACAGATCAAATACTTAAGAACTTATGAAAGTAAAACTAATTAGTTATTCGCAGGCTTCTAAGGAAATGTTAGCGGAATATACACACCATCTTGTACCTGATGTGCAGGATCTTGTTGCCTATTGCGCTCGTGTTAGTAATCCCAGTAATCAATTAAACACCGAAACCAGTGAACGACTTATTCGTTATTTGATTAAAAATCAGCACTGGTCTCCCCTAGAAATGGTTAGTGCTTGTATAGAAATTACTACTACTAGGGACATTGCTAGACAGATTCTGCGTCACCGTAGTTTTAGTTTCCAAGAGTTTAGTCAACGCTATGCTGATCCAGTTAAAGACTTAAACTTTGTCTACCGCGAAGCTAGATTACAGGATACTAAGAATAGACAAAATAGTATTGCAGTAGATGATCCTATTCTAAGTAACCATTGGCAAATCAAACAGCAACAAGTAATTGATGCTGCACGCTCTGCTTATGATTGGGCTATTAGAAATGGTATTGCTAAAGAACAGGCTCGTGCTGTACTGCCCGAAGGCTTAATGGAAAGTCGATTATACATGAATGGTACGTTGAGATCATGGATACACTATATTGAATTAAGGAGCGCCCATGGCACTCAGCAAGAACATGTCGAAGTTGCCAGAGCTTGTGCCGCAGCTATTACCCAAATCTTCCCAATGGCAGAAACCCTTGCCGCAGAGTCAGGGTCGTAGTATTGTAGTACATGAATTCGCCATGGGCGACGTAGAGGATCCCGATCTCTACGCCAGCCAACCCTTATGGGAATTTCAACAAAGTGAAAAAGGCCAGTGGGTCATGGAAAATGCCCTAGAAACACCCATCTGGCAGCGTCAGCAAGATTACATGTTATTCGGGTATAAGTACCAGATCGCTGCTCGGTTAACCGAGCAGGATATCACTTACTTTTTACTACGTTTTAGCTAGCACCTCTGCTATTGTACTTGTCAGTAGTTAATAGTGCATTAGCATAAGCAGCCAACGGGGTCATTACTCCGTCGGGCGCATTTAACCCGATGTTTAATTCTTGGATAGCACCAAAGAACCTGAATGTATTAATACCCACCATGGCTATGTAAATCTTACCTTCCTGGAACACATACTCACAAACAGCCCCCGGTTTTTCTATACTAGTAATAATCTGATTGAAAGTTCCTGGTCCTAATAGGACCTCTAGTTTTTCACCTGAGCTGATTCTAAAAGAATAAGCATTGTAACTTAAAGGGAATTCGATTCTCATTATTTGAGAGTCAAGGGTTATGTTTCTAGCAGTCGGGGCCAATATTACTGTGGGGGATAATTGAGCACTAACAAGATTACCGTAAACGTTTACATTTTTAGCCTTGATAAACAGTGGTTGTTGCGTTCCTGATATCTTTTCATTGTCTGTTTTACAAATTCTTACAGGACTATACCATGTATAGGGATAGGGCGGTAATGTAGCTGTACTATATTTTTTATCTTGTTTATCAGTAATGTTGTGTGTTAAAATTACAGTATAATCACCTCGAATCGATGTTAATTTAGTAGTATCGAACCCATGAATAGCTTGTTTGCCGTCGTCGACTAAAATGTCCCCTTGAGCTTGATTAGCAGGCCATTTGTAATATGTTTTGCCTGCTATCGTTGAAAGATCTTTGCCATTGTCTAAGGCAAATTTAATATACGCAGGCAAGTCTAGTAACAACTTACGTTCATCACTGTTAGCCACTGCCTGTTCGATTTCAAGTATATGACGAGGCAACGATTTACTGTTATCGGCCTTAATGGCGTTAATATGATTGTCCATTTCTTTAGAATTAGGATCTAATCTTCTCCATAACAAACGTCTGTATATCCTGTCGATATATTCTCCTACTGCTGCCATTGGGACTGGTAGAGAAGACCCTGGATATAACGGTCTCACATGATCTGCATTAGTTGGCGGCACATATGGTGCCAACAATTCAGGAATATTACCATATATAGCATTTACTTCAACAGATTTAATATTAGAATTTTTGCTGCCAGCAATAGTAAAGGTAAGTATGCCTTCGTTCCCAAGGATTTGGCTAACTAACTTAGGTGTCAGAGATGTTGCGCTAGTAGCTGCGGCAGAAGCCTTGGCGGTAACTGTCACTGCTACGTTGACTTTCTCTGGCGATTTATTACAATCTACTGCCCAGACATATGGACTCTTTCTTGCTAACAAGTTAAACTTGCCACCTTCGGTAATGTCTAATGTAATTTTACCACTGTCAGCAGGCAATTTTCCATATGGTTTTCTAATAGGATTTCTAAAAACTTTATGGTATTCGGTTAATTCTGCAGGACTCTTTCTACCTTCATTTTTACCGTAGTTGTTGTAATGAGTCTGCATGAACTTGAATACTGTAGTATCTTTGAGACTAGTGTTTTTTTCTTTTTCCCAATACTCTGCTACGTCTGGATAGTATTCAAAATATAACATTTCATCTTGTACAGCTATATCTACAATTTTTACAAATACATCGGCGCCCGGTGGTCCTTCAAAAGTTAAATTAATCGGATTACCATATTCAACAGTTTGCGTAACAGGAGTTACAGTAAATGGTTTAACTGGTGGCAACTCAACAGGAGCCGCAACAATTTCTGGTTGTGTTTCCTCAGTCTTGTTAACTGTGACTGCTGGTGTCTCATCCTTAGAAGGATTATTACTAGTGGTTACTTCGTTGCCGACTCCGCCGACATTGACTACTAGTATTACTACGTTATCAGTTTTATTACCATCTAACTGTAACCCATATGGATGAGTTCTCGTAACCAATGCCGGCTCGCTATAGTTCCACTCTAACGTGCCACTGAATTTGTCTAAAATCTTAGGAATGTCAAATTTAGGAAGATTCTTAAATTTAGTATCTTTGGCTTTGGCGTCGGCTTCTTTAGGTTTAGTCTTGTCCTTGACATAGTTAGTGATCCATTTTTTAGCCTTAGCTACATCAAATTTGTCTGTGTCAGTTTCTGCACCTGGATTTTCACTGTTATAGGCTGCTTCTATATCTGGGTTATAGGCAAAGTAAGCTATATGCACTAAATGAGCTAATCTCCATGGACTGATTCTACCTTCATTTTTTCCATGTAATGTCCAATGCTTATCAGCATCTTCTGTACTTTGGTCACCACTTTTATTTTTAGCATAGTAAGCAGCAACGTCAGGGTATAACTGCATGTAAGGATGAATAGGTGTTTTCTTTTTTCTGTAACTAGCTGGCTGCGATCCTGCACAAATATCATTTAATTTTACAGGACTAATTATCACAGTCTCTTCTGGACCACCTTCGAGTTTAAGTAAAATGGTTTGTTTTTCTTGTGCAGTTGTAGTTACCAGATCAGTTTTGCCATTGACTTTTAGTGTATAGATACTTGGAGTTTTTAATTTTTCCTTGGTTCCTTGCCCGCCTTCGGTAGTTACCCATAATCTCATTACTTCAGTGTTAGGGGTTTTTTCGGCCTTGAAACTAAACACATATGGCAGTGTTCTAATTTTTAAGTTCTTTCCACCGGTAATGTCTGCACGACGTCTACCTTGATCGTTTAATGTTATGCTCTTACCACCACCGCTCAATGGATCTTTGTAACTTTTCTCAGCAGTATCAGGACTGGTTGGAGCCACTGCTTTTAATGGGGCCACTGTTCTAGGTGGCTTATATTGCTTGGCAACTTTTTCTTTGGCTGCTTGGTTTGCCACCAGCTTGTCATATGCAGCCTTAGCTGTTTTATAGGCCGCTGCTGCATAATCCTTAGGACTCATTCCGTTGCCGCCGCTTTGTTTATATGCATCGAAGTCGGTGGGATTAAACATAAAGTAAGGATTATCTGTTAACAAATTAAGATCGTCGGGGCTGACATATCCAACGGCTGCACCAAATTTATCATGCCATTCTTTAGAATACGCTTTAGCTTCATCACTTTTAATATCGGCCGCTGTCTTGCCAGGAAATTTTTCAATAAAAGCAGTTAAACTGTCTGGATAAAATACCATGTAAGGATTATCTGCGCTACGTGGTACCAATGGCGTCACTGTAACCTTGTCATCTTTTTCACCGGCTAAATCACAGTATCCTCTCTCGCCTGGTTTAATTGCCAATGAAGTAGGTAGTGCTCCTTCGCCATATGGTATTACAATTAGCTTAGGGTCTTCAAATACATTAAACACCAGCGTTCTGGTATTACCGTTTTTAATACTTTTATTTTGCCCAAATCCAGAAAATGTCAGGTTGTAGGTATAGGTTCCTTTGCTACCAAATTCGCCTTCACCACTTAAAAAAGTTCCATCATCTAATAGATTACCTTTAACTATATCGTCAACTCCTGGAGTAACCCAACCTGGAGGATCGCTTACTTTATATACTTCCCATTGTGCATTACCCGGACCGTTTACTACACCAATTCTGAATTTATCACCTACTTTTAACCTTTTCTTATACACAGTACCATTTTCTACTGTGTCAAACGGTGTAAGTTGAATGTCGTATTCTGTAACATCCATCTGGGTTTCTTCCTTGCTACCGTCGGTTACGGTGATCTCGTAGGTCCTTGTTGAACCGCCTCGAATAGATCCTGTAAAATCACTAAACGTCAAAGTTTGTGTGTAAACTCCACGTTTTGTAAAATGTACAGCTTGATCCATAATAAAGTAACCATTACCATCTAGAGTAATTACTGAGGTGCCGGTGAAATCTACACCTTCGGCATTGGTACTACGTAGTATAGTAATTTTAGCATTAGGTGGGCCGTCTTTGATCTCTGCTTTAATATCCTCAAGCACTTTAAGAGTTTTCTTATCGCGTGTTTCGTCAATTGGTAGTATTTTTACATCGTATTCTTTACCACCGACATCTAAGCTAAGAGTACGTCTAGAATCGGTTTTAATTTTCCCTGAAAAATTTTTGAACTCAACAGTAATGGTTGTAGTACCTGCTGTGGTTTGAGGTGTGAATAATTCTTCCGGCTTAGTGTATCCTTTGGTTAATTCTTCAGCTACAGCAGTTTTGAACGTATTTTCTAAGTCAGCAAAAGAAACATCTCTATTAATATAATCACGTACCCAATAGTCTAAACCTTCTTGTTCGGCATATCTATAAGCATGTTTATTATACCATTCGTTTACAGTGGTTGCAATTTGCGCTGCTGTATAACCATTCTTAGTGCCGCTTACTGTAGTGGTTAATGGTCTGGTTTGTTTAGTAACCGGGTATACTTTTGCAGATCCTACACCATCTACTAAAAACACAGGTTTAGAAAAATTATTGTATGCAGAATCAACACTAACAATAGTTTGTGTAATTTGTGTATTAGGTGGTGCACCAATGATACTATAGGAGTAAGGAATACCTAGCACTGGTTTTCTATCCGCCGGGATAGCAATTTCGATTATGGGATCATATTCGGTATTGGCTGAATGTATAGGAGCTAAAATGAAAGTATTAGATCTTCCATATAATTTACTATCAGACTTGTTTTCAGCTGTAATAATAAACTGAAATGCAGTAGAGGGCGCCGATGAGCTAAGACTAATTGCAGCTAGTGCTACATTCTTACTGTTTTCTGTTACATCTAAAACATCCGTAATAACCTCAAAATTACTTGAAGAAATTATTTTACTTTGTGTAGACGAAAAGGCCTTAAATTTCCAACCGCCACCTGTATTCTCAGGTATAATATTAATTTTTCCATTACTGAATATTAATTTATCGCCTTTCGGATTTACTGTTAACAGAACAACAGCCCTGTCCCCTTGTAACGGCATAATGTTTAATTTATTGCCTGTTTGGAGAAATCTGTAACTAGTAGAAGTTTTCTCAAAATAAATAGTATTGATATTTTGATCAGCTACTATGTCAGGAACATCAGTGGTAGGAACAATAATTCCATTTTCAACCTTGTAACTTTCTGCAATATAAATTTGCGTTTTATTTTCCTGAGGGTATCCATAATATGTAAATGCCCTTGACAAAGCTACTACTGGTTGAGTGTCAGCAGCATATTGAAGGAAGACTTTTGAATCTGTAGGATTATATCCTTTTCCTGTTAACTGAAAATCAGCGTTAGTAGAAGATATAGTAAATTGTTGGTTAATGGTTACAAAATTTTCAAGATTCTCAATGCTAGAAGAGATAGACTTCTCTCCAGAGGACGAATCAAATAAAGTGCCAGAAAATACAATGCTGGTATCTCTTTCTACTAGAAACCAATAAAAAGTCCTAGCTGGAGAAATTGGGGCTGGTGGTTTAATTTCTAAGCTAATCTTTTCTTTGTCTGAGTAAGTTGTTTTATTAGTAGTTAACGCCCATGTGCCGTCGGCAGGATCAGTTACTTCAGGAACTTCACTGACTATCGGCGGAGTTGGTACCACTACCGGAATGGGCACAGTTCCGTCGTCTGGCGGCGTTGGTGTAACTGGTGTAGGTGTAACTGGTGTAGGTGTAACTGGTGTAGGGACTACTGTGCCAGACCCACCAGGTACACCCGGAATTCCCGGGATTCCCGGAATACCAGCCGCCGGCACTGTGCCCGGTTCGCCAGGTACACCAAATTTACCATCGGTACCAAGTTTTCCATCGGTTCCATCTTTACCATCCTTACCATCCTTTCCGTCTTTAGGTAATACAATGGTCAGAGATCCTGCAATATCAATCATAGTAACATCATAAGGTTCCTGGTTAGCAGTAATGTTACCTTTAACAGTCCAAGTATATGTACCAGTGGGAATTTTTTGTTTTTGACTCACATCAATGGCTACTTTACCAGTGGGACCAATAACTGCTTCACCGTTAGTAAACCCAGAATATGTTACAGTTTCACCTACATACCCGGACACTGTTATATAAACTTGTTGGCCAGTGATCCCAGTGGCAGGACCCGATACTGTAAGTTTTCTCGGAACCACTGTAACTATACCAGACCTGGCTAATAATTTACTTGTACCTAAATTACCGGACCAAATTGTAAGTTGAAATTGCTGACTATTAGTGATCGGGGTAGTAGCTAGTGCTATTTCTCCTGTGTAACCTATGACCGGAACCATACCCGATACAATAGGCAATCCTAACCCACTGAATTGACTATTAGTGTAGGGATATACCGCATACCAATTTACTGTTTCAGCGATTCCTAATATATTTGTAGACCAAGAAAATAATGCATCTTGTGTACTATTAATCAAATTAGCTAACTCAGTAACAGCCCAATTTGGACTAGCAACAGTCTTAACCAAACACGCTTTGCGGTCTGTGGTTATTAACTTTCCACTTAGGTTGCCGTCGGCAAAATCAATGGTAGATGTTGGGGCGATACCTAATCCGGAAATTGACACTATTTGGCTATTCGCTACTATAGGTCCGTTAATACCACCTTTTCGTAAACGTAAAACAAATTTTTTCATTTAGGCATTAAAATTCACAGTTATTTGTCTAGAGTTTGACGGATTCAACTTATCTCTAATCTCGATAATTATTTTGCCTTTTTGTCTTTCATTGTAATCATAAGGCGTATTAGATATAGATGTAGCACTTCTTGCACCATTAATTGGTGTTAATTGAATTGTAAGTCCAGTATTAGACATGTCTACCCAGCTTCCAAATTGGTTACCAGTGGGAATTGTATATCCAGCAAAAGACCATTTTACGCCATTGGTAACCCAATTTCCGCCACTGTTTCCATATTTGTATGTTTGTCTTTGTTGATCGTTAATAGCTACTCGCAACTGGAATCGATTATTGATGCCAGACGCAGTAGGCGATATCCACTCTCCAACAGTTTGTGCATATTCGCTGTTACCAATAAAATCGCCTACAAAACTTAATTCTTTTCCAACCGGAACATCATATTTGCCCCAACGTGCTGTCCCATCGGCGTTAAGTTTTAATTCATTTTTACCATAAATTGTGTAATATATGTCATTTAATTTATTAAAATCATCTATAGCATTTCTTATGAATCCATTGATTGTAATAGTAGTAGGTATTTTCCACACAAAAGATGGCACGGCGGGCGGAACAGGTATAACTGGTGTAGGTATAACTGGTGTAGGTATAACTGGTGTAGGTATAACTGGTGTAGGTATAACTGGGATAGGCGCTGGTATCACTACTGGATCCGGCAACCTCGGCAATAACGACCAATCTGCTGGTGCTAAAGAGGCAGTTGTCCAAAACACAGCAATGGCTCCATTAGTGCCTTTGCCTTCACTTTGACCGCCGTAGCCATAAAAGTTTCTTATATCATATACAGTACTAGGAACTATGCCCGAGCCATGATACCCATTATTGTTTGACCACACAAAGTCTGATTTCTTATGAGCAATTTGATAAGCGCCTGTGCCACCTAAGGAATTTGATACACCAGAAATAGGATTAGTAACAGTACCTGGGCCATCTCTTCCGCTAAAGCCTTTAAGACCGCCGCCACCTGCACCACCACCGCCACCGCCACCGTCGTTGGAGCCGGCTGATTCTCCTGGTTCACCAAGTCCATTTAGCGTTGACCTTAGTGGTATGCCGTCATCATGATATACTGCATTAAACCCGCTGAATGTTCCTGTAACTCCATAGCTGGCAGGAATAGCTGTACTTGTCCGGCCACTACCACCTAATGTAGCAAGACTAGCGCCACCGCCGCCACCTCCACCAGATGCGCTGGCAACAGGAATCACGTCGGAGGTACCGCCTGTTCTAAATGCTAATACGCTAGCTCCGCCACCACCTCCACCGGAGCCCGAAGATCCTGCTGTTCCGGCTGCTCCGCCATTACCCCCTGAGCCATTGATTATAGTTCCGGTAGCACTAATTGTGGCGCCGCCTCCGCCGGTTCCCGGTAGGCCGCCGTATTTTCCTCCAGCTCCACCACGTCCTATTACACCTACTAATGTTTTAGCTGTTGCTGTAGCTGGCAATTTAACTATGCCACGGTGCAATCCGCCGCCCATTCCCGAACCGCCTAGTATTGATCCACCGGCTCCGTCGCCATCGTAGCCACCACCGCCACCACCACCGCCTACTACTGCAAACATCAGCCAACAGGCTTGACTTGGTAATACAGCATACGTTCCACTTCCGTCGGACAATGACAATGAAACTGGATTTTGAAATAATGAAGAACCCGAAACATCTGAAAAATCTATTAGATACCCTCTTCCGGTTATAATACTTACCGCAGCAGACGTAACTGATTTTTCTATGCTATTTGGTGTTTTATTTCCGTCAAATCGAAAATTATTAACTACCCCAGATTCCATGTCTGATAACCCATCAGATCCAGCTAAAATGTCTCCGGACCAAACACCGCCGTCAGATGATCCATCACTGGCTAAAGTAACAATCTTGATACCTTTAGATGTAATAGGTTTACTGATTCCGGTTGTTGTTACTTCTACATATCGAATAGTAACTTGTTCATTGACGAATCCGGTAATGGTTACTAGTAAGGTGTCAATTTGACTGGTAGCCGGTGCAGTGACACCCAGGAATCTTCCTGATTTTACAGATACAGTATATGGCCAATTAGTATTGGTTTTGTTTCCTTTGAAGTTCCAAGTATAAGAACTTGTTCTTCCATAATCAAATTTGCCTAAACTTAATTCCAAATATCCTCGTTCGGTCCCATCTGTAAGACGTGTTAATGCTTGAGTTAGCTGTGCTGTTCTAATAGGCTTTGTGTCAAAATCACTCTGAGCACTAGCAGGACTGATTCTATTTTCTTGCGATCCATATTGTTCAAAATGGCTAGTCGCATAAATCGAAGTGTTAGAAATTCCATAGTTCTGTGCCATGAAGGCTTGATAAACATCATCGTAAATATCTAAATAAGGATGTACACTGAGCACAGGGGGCTGATATGTATACTCTACTGTTTCCCCCGGTTGGCCATAAATTTTAACTATAATATCTTGGTTTGGCGTAACAGTGCTGGGACCTTCTACCATGAAATCAATTGAGCTAACAATTCTACAACTATAAGGTACATTGTCAGGATCTGAGATATTGCCAGAAAATAACCAATTGTAAGTATTACCAACATTAAGACTGGTTAACCCACGAGCGATGTCAAACGTATACTCTCCGGTAGCAGGCATTATAAAATATCCTGAGCTAGCACCACCATAATCAACTCTTTCATTTGGTGCACCATATACAGTAACGTTAACAGGCTTACCTTTTTCTGCGTAGGTTGGCTCAGACCTAACAGACAATGTAAACCCTCTGTTTATTTTAATATCTTTAGTTATATTATCTTGTGTAACTGAACTTACGAAATTCCAGGCATATCTAGTTTTACGACCTCTGAACCCAATGCCGCCTGACAAATCGATAGTTTTACTACCTAATCCCCCACCGATATCAGTGTCAAGAATCACAAAACCGTCAACGGGTTTAGGAAGATCTTTTAGTTGCTGATTAGTTAGTCTTGATTGACCTTGTGCAGTTACTTCATTATAGTGATTGGTAGCATAAGCTTCTGGATCGGCAGTACCACTGGTAGCAAATCCTGCTGCTGCATCTTCATAATAATCTAGATAAGGAACCGGAAAATTTGGTGTTTGATATTTATAGTCAACTCTTTCGTTTAATGCACCTGTTATAGTAGTAATAAAGGATGTAAGTTCGTTAGCCGACGCCGGCATGGTTACAGTAAGATTTCTAGCTGACGTTATCTTAACCTGCAAAGTCAATGATCCAAATGTTTTACTATTCGGTGCTGGGTCAAACTGCCATGTTGGATTGGTGTTAACACTTAAGGTTGTGCTACCTAACAGTTCTTGGTTTCCGATTCCAGTTACACTGTTTAGTAAAATAGATCCATTGGTAGGGCCTGTATAATTAATTGTATCCCCTGGTGCTCCTTTAATGCTGATATTAATAGGTTCACCAGACGCTGCACTGCCAGGGGGGTCAACCGCCCAGGCTAATATATAATCAGCAGTAATAGTAATACGTTTTTCAACTTGATTAGCTGTTAAGTTTCCATCAAATCTATAAGTGTATGTATTTGGTGGAGTATTAAATCCGCCACGAAGGTCAGGTACATAAAACTTACCTGTGCTATCTAATGTTACATTTCCTCTGATCCCGGATGCTGATCCGCCGCCGATCCATTCAACTAGTTCATTAGGATAACCGGAAATAATCATTGGAATAGGTGATGCATATACAGCAGAAGAATTTACAGCAACATCTAACTCTTTGGCAACTAATCGCACTGTCGGGGACCTGGCAAGAAGTTTCCCGATGTTAAACTCACCATTCCACAGTGTGAACTGAACTTGTCTGTTAGATTCAATTGGTTTCGTGGATACATTAATGGAACTAGTGAATCCTGCTGTATTAAGAATAGATGTATTTGTATTTGAAACTAACCCCGGCCCGGTGTATTTAACTAAACTGTCAGGTTCTACTGCATACCAGCGTAACGCTGGTTCAGTATCAGGAATTGTTACAATCCAATTTAGAATGATATCATTGCCAGCGATAGTGCTGTCGGTAGTTGAAATTAAAGCCCAGCGAGCTTGGTTTAATTGCTTATAAAATCCACCAGACTGAGCACTAGTATTTACTATACCAGTTAATGCACCATCGGCGAAATCGCGTGCAGCGATAGGACCAGACCCTAGTCCTTCAACCGTAATGACTTGGCTATTCGCTACAATAGGCCCAGTGGGGCTACCAGTTCTTAATCTTACTATAAATTGTTTGGCCATATGTTTATTTATTCAGCTAAAATTAGAAATTTTACAAATTATCTGTTATCCTAAGGTCCCTGTTAAACTAGGACTCCAGGGCGGCACTGTACAATCACATCTAGTAAACGAAGTTTTATCGGCGAAATTGTTTATTGTGAAATCAGCTATTTCATAATCCTTGCCATTGCCGTACAGTACGATTTGAAACTCGCATCTTTTTCCTACATATTGCGAATTTCTTAAATAGGGTGCGACATTCATGTCTTCCGGTCCGTTGCTTTCTTCCTCTCCAGGGCCACGAATTCCTGTAGCAATAGTTTCTTTTAGTACACCAGCCACAAACAACTTTATTTCGTATTTGTTTACTACTCCTGAAAATTCCCAGTTAATATATTTCCTAGCAGGATCAGCCGAAGCTTTAACAATTCTTGCACCTTGACCACAAGGAATTGATTGATTATTTACGTCCTTTTTCTTTTCATTAGGGTTACCATAAGGAGGACAATCACCACCGCCACCAGGAGTACCAGGAGTGCCGCCACCAGGAGT